TTGAGGTATAATAACCATAATCTGCATGTTCATAAAACACGATAAATTCTTTTTTCATAATTACTTTTATTTTTAATTACCCGTACTTCTTATAACAGTGGCTATATTTCAGTGTTATTTTAGGCTTTGTGAATATTTGTTTTGTACTCTTAATTTTCAATCAACTCGGATAAGTGGTTTTGTACCTTACCACGCCGAAATTATAGCCACGAAACGTTATATGCTATGGTTTGATATTACAATCTCTAACATAAGCACCGCAACTAGGGCAATTATTTACCCTTAATTTTACAATACTATCTTTGCTATGTACAAAAGGCATTAATTTTGTTCCATCTTCTAAAATCATCCAATCGATAGCTATTTTTTCTAAATTACCACAGCATATAACATCGGTTTTATTCAATGCCTTTGATTGGTCTTTGTCGGAATTGTTTTCGCTATTCATAAGTTTAGTTTTTATTTGTGAATTTCAGTTTTGAAATACGGCACTGAAATAAAGCCGAGTAACGTTATATAAATAAACCTGATAAATTTCCTAAATCAAAAGGAATATTTAAAATCAATAATAAATTATTTGCTTCAATAACTCTTAATTCAGTAAAGTAATCATTTTCTTTTAATGATAAAATTATTTGTTCATATAAATAAGGACTTTCTAATTTATATAATTCTAATTTTTCTAAATACTCGGGTCTTAATCTTGTTAATAAACTCATTATCTTAAATTTTGGATTAAAAAATATACTGCAACGACTGCAATAAAAAAGATTTGATGTTTTTGCTTTTTCATAATTTATTTATTAAAAATCTATCTCATTATTAACTAAACTATCTTGTATTAACTCAACTTTTTTTTCTGCTAAAAAAACTGATATTTCAAATAAGCAACTTATATTTTCATTGCTTTTATCTAATAAACATTTTTTATTTATAAATAAATCTTCCTTTGCTTTTTCTAATTCATTTAATAAAGCTTCACGATGTTTTTTTTCTAATTCCATTTTTTTTGTTTTTTAAATTGTTATTGTTTGTTGAGTACAAATCTACATTAAATATCTTTATTAAAAATTTTTATTAACAAAACTTTAACAAAAAAAGGGTAACTAATTAAAGTTACCCTTATAAATACAAGCATTTCCGCACTTATATTTTACCAGCTAGAAAATAATAAGACTAAGTAGCAGTTCTTGCGGTATTGGTATGCTATCTTAGTTCGGCTTCTATAATATCATTGGTATAATTATTGGCAAAGTGCCTCTATTTAATAGAACTCCGCATCCTATAGCAGGTTTCTTAAAGTTCTTACCATAAGCCATTGCATAGCTTTTATTATCAACTCCGCAACCTACTTGCATTCCAAAGATACGAAAGTTTTTACCAACTATATATTCAATGTAAAAATCAGAATGCAAATGACCTTGTATTTGACTTTGTAATTCTTTTTTCATTTTAGTTCTAGCAGTACCACCTTCGCCGTGATTAATATTAATATCAAAAACATCAATGCTTTCTACAAACTCCCAATTTGGTACTTTTAAAACGTCTTTAAAGTCTTTTATCCAACGTTTAGCAACCCCACCGCTAAAAGCCTTACGATAAACTAATCTATCGTGGTTGCCTATTATAACACTAGCTTTTGGGAACACTTCATAATACTTTTGTAATTCTGAAATTGCAATATCTAATTCGTCACCAGCGGACATTCCATCGGGGTCGCTTTCATGGTAGCTTGAATAATGATTATCGATAACATCCCCAATAAAGATTACAGTTCCGCAATTAAATTTTCTTTGTTGTTCTAAGCAAAAAGGTAAATATTTTGATAAATTAAAAGGGGCATGTAAATCACCAATTATCAAAATATTATCAGGGTCGCCATTTAGAAATGGTCTTAAATCATTTGTTATTAATTCCTTTTTTTTAAGTTTTGCAATATGTTTACGAAATGTATCTAATTCTCTTGTAGTTCCATTTGGCAAAACAAATCTAGAAATCTTACTATTACTTAAACCTTGACCAAAATATTTAATAGTTTCTAAATTCAAATAATCATATTTCATATAGTGAAATTTTAATTAAAAAAGCAAATATAATCTTTTTTTATAAACAAAATACAAAATAGGAATTAATAAAAGCAAAAGTAACCACCAAAAGTTAAAAGAGGTTCGTTTTATTTCTTTTTTCGTAACCTCTTTTTTAACTTCATTAATGGCTTTTAACGTTTCTTTTTTATGGTTTTGAATATTGGTATTAATATGTTTTTTTATAGCCTTAATTCTAGTATTTTTATATGATTTTCCGTTTATAAACATTGGTTTAATCGTATCAATAGGCTCGAAAATCAACTCTTCTGAATTATCGATAATATTAATCTTTGAGCTATCAGTTTTTACTACTGAAATTTCAGTTTTTTCTTTGATAGCTTCAGTTGATTTTTGAACTTTACGAGTAGCGCAGGAAGTAAATAATAAAAGTAAGATTATAATGTATTTCATTGTGTTTTGTATTTAATTAGCAATCTTTCTCTATCTGCTAAGCCATTGTATCCACCGTTTACCCTTTTTGTAATTGCTTTGCAGTCATCTTTATCGGCTAAATCATTTAATTTATTTTTATTCCAAAACCATAAAGCGCTAATCATTGCGTTTGGTTCTTGTTCTAATAATTCAGGTTTATTTAAAAAATCAATTCTAGTATCTTTTGATAAAACAGTGTAATTTGCACGACCTGTAATCTGAATAAATCCACGCCCCTTAAATTTAAGTCCATCACCTTCTTTTATATTTCCAAGGTCTTTTCTGCCTTCGTATTTTTTAAAGTAAGCATCATTACCTAGCTCTTTTAAATACTTAAAACATCCGCTTTCGTGGTCTATTTGCGCCATAAAATGTGCTATTCGTAATGGCGTGTTTACGTGATATGCATTTAATAAAGATTTGTATTTATCTTGTAATTTCATTTATATCGGTTTTAATTTCTTTTGCTCTGTTGAAAGTTGCTTTTAATAATTTCCATAAATCAATAGAGAAAGATGCTTCTATATTCTCTTTTATGCTTACTAATTCTACAAATATAAGCATAATTGCACATAGTTTTGTAAACATAAATTTAATAGAAAATGCATGTATTACAAATTCATTTAAAATATAAAAATCAATTGCAAAAAGTAATAATATACATACTTCATAAAGTACCATTTTACTGATTACATTTGAAAGTTTACGACTTTCAATACTTCGCCACCCCGATAATTTAATTGTCTTAAATAAACCCGTAAACGTGTCTAAAATAATAGCAATACCAACCGATATTAGTAAACCATAAACAGGCACAAAAAATAAAGTTAGTGAAGCCAATATGTAGTGTAAATATTTCATCTTAAAAAATGCAATGCGACTGAGGGAATCATTGTTATTAATAAATCTTTATAATCAAATCCTTTGTAGTCTATTTGGTCTTTAATTTCTTTTCCTAAAGCGAATAAAAAAACAATTCCGATACTATGATAATCATTTAAAAAACATTGGCTTAAAACGAATATAATGAAGCCGTATATAAAATGATTTGCTTTGTCTATTGGTATTAAAATCATATAGCGAAAGAGTGTTTAGGATGTTTAACTATAATTTCAGCAGTTCCAAAATCTATTTCATTTTCACACATAACGTCAAAAGCATATCCTTCAAAATAAACAGGTGCAATTATTTCTTTAAAGTTTTCGTAAACTCCATTTTCTTTTATAACTTTTCCAATTTCTACAACTGATTGAATACCTTGTTGATATTTTAAATATTGTGTATAAACGCCTTTTGCTACTAAATCAGCTATTGCAGTTTCTTTATCTGTATAATTTAGTTTGTATATTTTCATTATAGTGTAGTTAAGTTAATACATTCTGTATCTGTTAAAGCAGTTTTGTAAAGTTGTAAAGAATTTATATCTCCTTCAAAATTACTACCTCCCCAATATAATAAAGCACCTAAAAAAGACAAATTATTAGAAAATGAAAAACTACTAGTATTTGTATTTATTAATACTCCATTTTTAAAAGTTTTAAGTTCCCCACTTTTATATTTCAATCTGGTACTTTTGGAATAAATAGAAGTAATAGTATATATGCTAAAAAAGGAAATAATA